TGCTAAGGGAGTTGGTGGTGATTACTCTGCATTTCAGGTTATTGATATATCTGAAACACCATATCGCATTGTGGCTAAATATAGAGACTCTACTATTAGCCCGTTATTGTACCCTAATATACTTTATAAGGTAGGTAACGATTACAATGAGGCGTATATCCTCTTAGAGATTAACATTTCTGAGCAGGTAGCGCATATTTTATATTCTGAACTTGAGTATGAGAATTTATTATTCGTGAGCCGTAATACTGATGGGCAGGTTGTAGGTGGTGGTTTTGGTGGTGGTAAAACTCAATTAGGAGTTAATACTGATAAAAAAGTTAAGCGTATTGGTTGCCAAAACTTCAAAGCAATGGTCGAAGAAAATAAGATCATTATCACAGATGCTGACACAATCTCTGAGATCTCAACATTTATTGAGACCAAGGGATCCTATGCAGCTGATGAAGGTTATCATGACGACTTGGTAATGCCGCTGGTATTATTCGGTTGGTTGACCAGCAATCCTTATTTTAAGGAGCTAAATAATATTAATCTACGACAGGTTATGTATGAAAAGCAGATGGCAGCGATCGAAAGTGAATTGACACCATTTGGATTTTATGACGATGGTAGCGGTGAAGAGCCTGCGCCATTGAATTTTTGATTGTAAAAATGCTTAAACCCTAAATAAAATGTAGACAATGAATAGCTGTCTAGGTAAGACTTATTAAACAAAGGAGAACAACAATGCCGTTTCAACTATCTCCAGGCGTTGCAGTCGTAGAGAAAGACTTTACTTCGATTGTTCCAGCAGTAGCAACATCAATCGGTGCTTACGCTGGTTCTTTTTCTTGGGGTCCAGTGATGGAACCCAATACAGTATCGTCTGAGAATGAACTCGTTCGTCGATTTGGAAAGCCAAATGACAATAACTTCGATTCATTTTTCTCAGCTGCCAACTTCCTGTCATATACAAATAATCTATTAATGGTTCGTGCTGACGCAGGACACCTAAATGCGGTAGCAACTGCCTCGAGCGGCGTTACTTCGATTTCTTTAGATAATGTGGGTACTGGTTATGTTTCAACATCATCTGCACCAGCAGTAACTGTTTCTGCTCCAGATGAAGCTGGTGGTGTACAAACCATCGCTGAAGCAGTACTTTCTGGTGGCGAAATTACTGCCATTGCAATCTCATCTGCTGGTACTGGTTATATCTCAGCACCAACAATTACTATCACCACTGCTACCGGTGACACTGGTACTGGTGCTACTGCATCTTGTACTATAGACTCTGACGGTTCGATTGATAGTATTACTATCGACGATGGTGGATCTTTATATAAAGCAACTCCAACTGTTACACTGAGTGGTGGTACAAACGCAGGCACAGTAGAGGCAACTCTTGGTGCGGTTACTATAGGCGTTTCTGTTATTTTAGAAATTAATGTCACTACCGCTGGTTCTGGTTACACATCCGTTCCAACCATCACAGTTGCTGATCCACCGAGTGGTACTACTGCACAGGCTACAGCATCTATTTCTGCTGTTGGGCTGAAGATTAAAAATGGTGAAGAATACATCACTAACTATGCATCTGGCGCTGGTCTTGTAGGTGAGTTTGCAGCGCGTTATCCTGGATCTTTGGGTAACTCATTGAAAGTTTCTATCGCCGATTCACAGACCTTCTCTGGATGGCTTTATGAATCTGAATTTGATGGCGCTCCATCAACTTCTACATACGCTGCTGCTCTTTCTGGTTCAAACGATGAACTTCATATTATCGTTATCGACGAAGACGGCGCATTCACTGGAACTGAAGGTGCTATCCTAGAAAAATTTGGGTTTGTTTCTAAAGCATCTGATGCTAAGAAATCTGACGGTACTAACAACTACTACAAAGACGTAATTAACAATCGCTCAGAATACGTTTACTGGATGGATCATCCGGATGACGTTGAGACTACTGTTGCTGGATCTGGTTCTTCAGGTGTTGGTTGGGGATCTGCTGCAGCAGGAAATGGCTTCAAAGATCTTTCTACTGCTTCTGATGGTGGTGAGTTATCTTGGTCGCTATCTGGTGGTACTGATGACTACTCACTGACTGATGGTGAAAAGACTGCTGCGTTTGATCTAATGGCTAACGCTGAACAGTACGATGTTAGTTTGATCGTTGCTGGTAAAGCATCAGCTACTGTTGCTTCTCACTTGATCCAAAACATTGCTGAAGTTCGTCTTGATTGTGTTGCTTTCGTTTCTCCAGAAGATACTTCTACTGGCGAAGTTATCATTGGTAATACTTCTAGTCAAGTTACAGCAATCAATGCATACCGCAATGCGCTACCTTCTAGCTCATATGGTGTTATGGATTCTGGTGTTAAATACCAATATGATCGCTACAATGACAAGTACCGCTGGGTACCATTGAACGCTGACATCGCTGGTCTTGCTGCTCGTACTGACTACACTAATGATGCATGGTTCTCACCTGCTGGTCTTTCTCGTGGTCAAATTAAGAGTGTTGTCCGTTTAGGCGTTAACCCTAATAAGACACAACGTGACGCGCTTTACAAAAATGGCGTAAACCCTGTAGTATCGTTCCCTGGAGAGGGTGTGGTTCTGTTTGGTGATAAGACTCTAATTTCTAAACCATCAGCGTTTGACCGTATCAACGTTCGTCGTCTGTTTATCGTTCTTGAAAAAGCAATCTCAACTGCTTCTAAGTTCCAGTTGTTTGAGTTTAACGACTCTTTCACTCGTGCTCAGTTTAAGAACTTGGTTGAACCGTTCCTACGCGATGTTCAAGGTCGACGTGGTATCACTGAATTCGTCGTTAAGTGTGATGAATCCAACAACACTGGTGAAGTAATTGATCGCAACGAATTTGTTGCTGATATCTTCATTAAACCTACTCGTTCTATTAACTATATTACACTGAACTTTGTGGCGGCTCGCTCTGGTATTAACTTCAGCGAAATCGGCGCATAAAACGGTAATAAATAAGGTATAGGACATTAAGGAGATAAGAAATGGCAAATATTGCTGACTTTAAAGCACAGATGCTGGGTGGTGGTGCACGCCCTAACCAGTTCCGTGTGAACCTAACATTCCCTAACTACACTACGTTAGGGATTGTTGCAGGTGCTCGTGGTCAGTTCTTAATCAAGGCGGCTCAGCTGCCTGGATCTACGGTAGAGAACATTCCCGTTCTCTATCGTGGTCGCCCAGTGAACTTCGCTGGCGAAAGAATTTTCCAACCGTGGACCGTATCAATTTACAACGATGTATCATTTGGTATTCGTAACGCACTTGAGCAGTGGCAGTCTGGCGTACAGAATTATGACACTACTGATGGACGTACAAATCCAACTGATTATCAGGTCGACTTAACCGTTGAGCAACTCGACAGAAATGGTGCTACCATCAAGACTTACAAGTTCTTTGATGCGTACCCAACTAGTATTTCTGCGATTTCTCTAGACTACGAACAGCAAAATGCTATTGAGATGTTCGATGTCGAATTTACATACAACTACTTCACTTCTGATACTGGTTCATCTAGCGGATTTGGTGTGAACGTTTCGGTCGATACTCCGGTCGGTACATTCCCAGTTTAATCAGATAGTAAGTAAAGGGATACATTATGCAGATATTTGGATTTGATATACAGAGAAATAAGGATAAAGAAACACCGCCTAGCATTGTTTCTCCTTCTCAACCGGACGGCTCTACTGTAGTAACTACTGGCGTAAATGCTGGTGGTTACTACGGTATGGTACTTGACGTTGAAGGAATCATCAAGAATGAACTTGACCTCCTTCGTCGTTATCGTGAGGTTGCTCAGTATTCAGACTGTGACATGGCTATTGAAGACATCGTCAACGAAGCAATTGTTGCTGATGAAGAACAAAGATCACTTGAGGTTGTACTTGATGACGTAAAGGTATCCGACAACGTCAAAAAAAGGGTTCGAGAAGAATTTGGATCGATTCTTCGTACATTACGTTTCGAAGATCGTGGGCATGAGTTGTTTCGCAATTGGTATATTGACGGAAGGATGTATTTCCAGATCTTGATCGATCAGAATAACGTTAAAGATGGTATTGTAGAACTACGTTATATTGACCCAAAGAAGATTAGAAAGATCAAGAACGTTAAGAAACGTAAGAATGATATGGGTGCTGATGTTGTTGACAAGGTGGAAGAATACTACCTCTACAATGACAAAGGTATTACTGAACAAACGTCACAGGGTGTTAAGTTATCGCTAGATTCTGTAATTTATGTTCCTTCTGGTTTAGCTGATGCAAATACTGGTATGATGTTGTCTTATCTACATAAAGCAATTAAGCCAGTCAATCAGTTGAAGATGATCGAAGATGCGTTGGTAATCTACCGTATTTCTCGTGCACCAGAACGTAAGATTTTCTATGTTGACGTAGGTAACTTGCCGAAACTAAAGGCAGAGCAATACGTCAATGATATCATGAACAAGTTCCGTAACAAGATTGTTTATGATGCGACTACTGGCGAAACTCGTGACGATCGCCGCCATTTGTCAATGATGGAAGATTTTTGGATGCCACGTCGTGAAGGTGGTAAGGGTACAGAAATTACTACCCTTCCTGGAGGTCAGAATCTCGGTCAAATCGAGGACATTCAATACTTCCAGCAGAAACTATTCCAAGCGATGAACGTACCTATGAGTAGACTTCAGCAAGCGCAAGGTTTCTCGATTGGACGTTCAACTGAGATTACACGTGATGAGGTCAAGTTTAATAAGTTTGTTACTCGTTTACGTAAGAAGTTTGCTACACTATTTAAGGAAGCACTTCGTGTTCAGTTGATTGCTAAAAATATCATGACTCCCGAAGAATGGGATGAGGTTGAACAAGACATTAGATTTGATTTCCTTGAGGACAATCATTTCTCAGAACTAAAAGATGCTGAAATTTTAGGCAATAGATTACAGGTTCTTCAACAGATTGAACCATACGTTGGACAGTACTATTCTAAAGATTGGGTTCGTAAACATGTATTGAACATGAACGACCATGAGATTGAAGAAATACAAAAAGATATTGATGGTGAACAGGATGAGCATTATATGCAGGCAGCACATCGGGGCACTATGGCTGGTGTTACACAAACTGCACAGCAAAGTTATCTTTCTGATTACGCGCCTAACGAAACTAACGAAGCACCAAATGCTTCGGAAGCACCTACATCGGAAACAGAGGAGTAAATTATGAGTGAAAATATTAGTAATCTAGTTAACGCAATTGAAGGCGGTAACGCACTTGAAACAGAAAATGCATTCGGTGCAGCTATTGCTGACAAACTGTCTGACAAACTTGATGCTATGCGTCAAGATGTAGCAAAGAATATGTTCGCTTCACCTGAAGCAGTTATGGAAGATGAACCAGTAGCTGACGAAGTAGAAGTAGAAGAAGTTGCTGAAGTAGAAGAAGTTTCTGACGTAGAGGAAACTGAACAGTAATGCTTTTTAGTCAGTTTATCAAAAACTCATACGGTGAACAAGAATACGTTTTTGGTCATCGTATTTCCGTATCCGAAAATGTAGTTTACATCGACGGCGATAAAACTGACTTCACGACATTGGAAGAGGCAAGGCAATATATCAAACAAGAAAATATTGCTAAACAATTAGAAGAAGATGTAATCGAAAATTTATACGAAGAAATATCGGATAATACTATCGCATCAATAATTAAAGAGTCTCATGATATCAAGGTAACAGATACAGTTATTAACGAATATAAAGACCTCGTCTCTTCCAATATTTTTAGCATTGATCCTGTGGTACAAACAATTCGTAAACTCAACAAATTAAATAATATTTGTGAGGGTAAAGTCAACTGGGTTCTAGAAGATGGTTCTACTGTCGCTATTGATAAGCGTACTCAGAAAGACCTAAATAATCTATTAGAAGAACACGATGACGTGGTTAATTATATGAAGGAATCTAAAGAGAACTTCCTTCACACATTAGAACTATTAGGAAAGTAAGATGGCAGTCACAGTTACTATACTTAAAAATACTCACCAAGAAGCGGTTGTGAAAGTTGCTGGTACTGCAGCGACTGGCATTATCGATATTTCTACGCTAGTTTCTACTGGTCAAGCACTAGAAGCAGGTGGTACACCTACCGTGTCATTGATTGGTTACCACGTTAATGCTCTTACAAGCGCATCGATTACAGTTTCTCGAGGCTCAGTAAAAATTGCTACCATTCCTGGACCAAACGTTGATACAGTACAGTTTAACAATATGGGATTTGTGGATAATATTGAAGATGATCAAGACATCTCTGTAGCCATTGCTGGCGCAGAAGCACAAATCTATCTAATTTTACGTAAAACTGGCGGATACGCTACTAAGATTGAACCTGCGACCTTCGGTGCGCATGACGATGAAACCGCTGTAGGGAGCTAATAAATGAAACTGATTAGAGAAGTCTTCGAAAACCACGATATTATCGTTGAAGAAACCGAAGGTAAAAAGAATTACTACATTGAAGGTGTATTCCTTCAATCCGAACTAAAGAATCGTAATGGACGTATGTATCCTGAGTCTACTATGGACAAGGAAGTAGGTCGTTACATTAAAGAATATGTCGAAAAAAATCGAGCATATGGCGAACTTGGTCATCCAGATACCCCATCAATTAACCTTGATAGAGTATCACACATGATCACTTCACTCAAGAAAGAAGGTACGAACTGGATTGGTCGTGCCAAAATTTTGGATACACCTATGGGTCAAATCGCTAACGGTCTTTTAGACGGGGGCGCAAACCTTGGAGTATCTTCACGAGCAATGGGATCTATCCAAACCAATAATGAGGGTATTGCTGTTGTTCAAGATGACTTTATGTTATCTACCGCTGCGGATATCGTAGCAGACCCATCTGCACCTGATGCGTATGTTGAAGGCATCATGGAAGGTAAAGAATGGGTTTTTGTTGATGGAAAGTTTGTGGAGAAAGATATCGAGGAAGCACAAAAACGTATTCGTTCTGCTTCCGTTAGGCAACTACAGGAAGCAAAAATACGTGAATTCCAAGATTTCTTGAGTAAAATTAAATAAACAATAAATAACTACATATAGAACTATTCCAAAGATAACAGGAGATAACGATGTCAATTGAATCAAAGATCGCAGAAATTCTTGCTGAAGGCAAGACTGCTGACCTTGAATCCCAGGTCCAAGCAGAAGATGTTGTAGAGGAAATCGCTGAAGAAGAAATGAAACCAGCTCCAACAACAGACGAGCCTTCTAACAAAAAGAACGCAGTCACAGACCAAGAAGAAGCTGAAGATTGCACTGATAAGAAGCCAAATGAAGTTCATAAAGGCGCAGTAGAGCCAGAAGCCAAAAAGTCTATTAAAGAAGACGAAGATGTTTCTGAAGAAGTAATCGCTGAAGAAGAAGCGGTTGAAGGATTAAAATCTAAAATGAAAGAAGATATTGATGCTTTGCTTAATGGCGAAGAATTGTCTGAAGAGTTTAAAGATAAAGCAACTACTATTTTCGAGGCAGCAGTTATGTCTCGTGTTAAGTCTGAAGTTGCTAGTCTTGAAGAAGAATTCCAAGCACGTCTTGAAGAAGAAAGTGCAAAGAATGCAGAGGGTCTTGTTGATCAGGTTGATGGATACCTCGGCTACGTTGCCGAGCAGTGGATGAGTAATAATGAATTAGCCCTTGAAAGTGGTATGAAAGCAGAAATCTTAGAAGGTTTTGTCGGTGGTCTGAAAGGACTGTTCGAAGAGCATTACATCGATGTACCAGAAGAACGTTTCGATGTTCTAGGTGCGATGGAAGAGCAAATCCAAGAACTTGAAGAGAAAATGAATGAGCAGGTTACAGCTAATATTGAAATGAGTAAAATCATTTCTGAGTCAACACGTAAATCTATTATTGACGAAGCTGCAAAAGGTTTGTCCGATTCTCAGGTAGAAAAGTTCGAAGGTCTTGCTGAAGAACTATCTTACGAAGACGCTGAGTCATTCGCTAAGAAAGTTTCTACTATCCGTGAGAACTACTTCTCTGCTAAAGAAAAGAGCGAAGCGATTGTTGAGTCAGTAGTTACTGATTCTCCAGTTGAAGAACTTAAAGAAGAGAAAAAAAGTAGAACTCGACCCAGCGATGGCTGCGTTTGTTGCTGCTTTAAATAAAAAGTAACCCATCCTAAATCAACAAAAAAAAGGAAAACAAAAATGACTACTAGAGATCAACTACTTGAAAAGTGGGCTCCAGTACTTAACCACGACAGCGCTCCTGCTATCCAGGACAGCTACCGTAAAGAAGTTACTGCAGTTCTATTAGAAAACCAAGAGCGTGAGATGCGTAAGCAATCTGAAGCGCTATTCGAAGATTCACCTGCTAACAGCGGTGGTGCTGGTATCGCACTAGGTAATGCTGGCGCAGCTAACGACACAGTCGCTGGTTACGACCCTGTTCTTATCTCATTGGTACGTCGTGCTATGCCTCAGCTTATCGCTTATGATATCGCTGGTGTTCAGCCAATGACTCAACCTACTGGTATGATCTTCGCAATGAAGTCTCGCTACAGCACTCAAGCTGGTGATGAAGCACTCTTCAACGAAGCTGATACTGACTTCGGTGGTACAGGTAATCACTCTGGTGCGTACGACTTCGGTGGTTCTGAAACTACTGGTACTGGTATGACTACAGCTGCTGCAGAGCGTCTTGGTCAAGGTGGTACTGGCGATGGTTCTTTCGGTCAGATGGCATTCTCAATCGAGAAAGCAACTGTAACTGCTAAGACTCGTGCATTGAAAGCAGAATACTCTGTTGAATTAGCACAAGACTTGAAAGCGGTTCATGGTCTTGACGCTGAAGGCGAATTGTCGAACATCCTTTCTTCTGAAATCCTAGCGGAAATCAACCGTGAAGTTGTTCGTACAGTTTACAAAACTGCTAAACCAGGAGCTCAAGTTGGTACTGCAACTGCTGGTACTTTCGACTTGGACGTTGACTCAAACGGTCGTTGGTCGGTTGAGAAGTTCAAAGGTTTATTGTTCCAAATTGAGCGTGAAGCAAATGCGATTGGTCAACAAACTCGTCGTGGTCGTGGTAACATTATCATCACTTCAGCTGACGTTGCGTCTGCTTTAGCGATGGCTGGTGTACTTGACTACTCACCTGCTCTTGCTGGTAACAGCCAAATGAACGTCGATGACACTTCTACTACTTTTGCTGGTATCTTAAACGGCAAGTACAAAGTATACGTCGATCCTTACACTGCCAACGTTTCTGATACTCAGTTCTTCGTTGTCGGTTACAAAGGTTCTAGTTCGTTTGACGCTGGCTTGTTCTACTGCCCATACGTACCTTTACAAATGGTTCGCGCCGTAGATCCTAACAGCTTCCAGCCAAAAATTGGCTTTAAGACTCGTTACGGTCTTGTTGCTAACCCATTCGTTAACCTGGATGATGGTACGTCTGGTAACGATAACTTAACTGCGGATAAGAACTACTACTACCGTAGAGTTATTGTTAACAACTTAATGTAATTGGG